CAGGGCATACTAATGGCAAAATTTTACAGTAAAACAAAAAGTAATTATGGGTCTCTTAGTGGTACAATTATTATTTGGCCAGTTGAAATACCTTCTACTAATTCATCTAATATTGAAAATGTAAAAGTATTACCATCAGGATATCTTCGATGTGATGGAGCTAAGTATAATGCTGCGAATTATCCTAATTTAGCATCTGTGTGTGGAACTGGAAATAATTGTAAATTTTTAAAAAGAGATGAAAATAATCAACCTTTAACTGTATTAACTGATGAAGAATTTGTTGTTCCCGATTTAGGATCAAAATATCCACGACCAGTTCCTGGTGCATCTGCTGGTCAATATAATAATATTCTTACTCAAGCAAAATCTGGATTATATACTAAAAGATCTGGCATTGGATTAGAAGCCAATTCTAATGTTGGTGATATAGCTACAGTTACTTATTCAGGAAAATTTAATATTCCTTCTCAAGAAATGGAAATAAGGGGTAAACCTGGATGGACTTGGGGAACAAATTCTAATACAGATTCTGAAATAGTTGATGCTTCAGCAATACATCCTCATATGCATTTTAGTACGACTAGTCGGGTTAGAGTTAAACCAGCAAATGCTCCTGCTAATGGTCAAGATTTAGCAGGATCTGTTAATAGTTATAGAACCGGAACTACAATTAATATTGATGATTGGTTAAACGCTACTAGATATGATAATACAGGTCCTCCGGGAAGTAATCAACCTGCATGTTGGGCTATTGCTAGTGGATCAAAAGCTGGTACGCCAGATGATATACTTTTTCTTATTATTGGATCTCAAATTAAAGCTTATCGTAATTTTTGTAGAGAAGGATGTAGTTTATCAAGTCTTAGATGTTATTGTCTTTTAACACAAAATATTACGTATCAATTACATCTTGATTATTTCAATCATCCAGGAACAAAATATGCTATATTCTCTTCGGCGTTTGGTATTTGTGGCCTTGAATTACTTAACGAAAGTAATTTAAATAATCAATGGACTACTTCAGGAACTACTCCTGCTACTTATGTTGCTGGTTCTACTGGAGTTCCAAATGATTCAAATAATGTGAGTTTATCTGATGTTTTACCTTTAAATTCAAATCTTTATAGCAATACGCTTTCATATCCACAAGCAAATAATATTGTTACAGAAGTATCGGAAAATACAAACGACGATGGTGATCCTACACTTCATAGTCACAAAATTTTGTTTGAACGAGGAGATCATACATATAAAATAAAAACTAATCCATTTTTATTGGAACCAGATGGATTAGTAACAACGGTAAATTTATTTCCCACTAATGTAGCATCTTTGGATGCTGTAACATCACCTTATATTATTTTGGAATATTTAATACAAATATAAAAAATGGTAGATATTAATCCTGTTTATAGAAATCGTAGAAGAAACTTTTATTCTGACAAAGTATCGGATTCCTTGCCGATAGGAACTATTATTAATATTTTTAAAGTTAAACCTTCATCTAATTCTTATGATTCTCAATTTACTTCATCAGGAACTCCAATAAACAACACTTCAAAATATTATGATGTTCCTGGAAATTCTTTTCCAGAAAATAATCCCGAATATCAATATGATGGATACTTATATTGTGATGGGGCAGAATATAATATTATTGATTATCCTCTATTGTTTTCTGTTATTGGAAACGATTATGGCGGAACTTCTGGATTAGCTATAACTGTATTAAACGGTGGTGCTAATTATTCTGCAGCAACTACTGTAAATTTTTCTAATCCTCCTGCAGGAGGAATTAAAGCTACTGGAATTCTTGTTATAGCTGATGGGGTTATTGTTGGTGTTACTGTACTTAATCCTGGATTTGGTTACACTTCACCTCCAACAATTACGTTAAATAATTCAGGATCTGGAATAGGAGCATCATTTAAAGTTAGAATTAATGCAAATGGATCAATATCTCCAATTACCAAAGATAATATATTTGAACATTGGCCGGATGAATTTATGGGAACTTTTAGAGTTCCTGATTTAAAAGCAAAAAAGATTGTTGGAAGAGGACCTGTATATGGAGCAGGAACTCCTACAATTGCAAATTCAGAACTTATAGTTGGAAAAAATAGTATAGGAGGTCAATGGTATTTAAATAAAGATTCTCAAAAATCTCAATTTAATATTGGTAGTGTGAAAACAGTTGGTTACGAAAATGTTACAGATACAATAAGTACAAGTATTATTGGGTCGCAAACTATAAGTGTAGAATTAGATGAAAAACGACTTGCTGGTGCTCCGTCACATTCTCATTTCTTATTTCATTCCGAAGCTCCTAATGAGTTGGGTGGTGTATCAAAAGGAATTTATGATACTTACGTACCCGGATATAAAAATTCTAATGGTAGAGTAAATCCATTTTCACCATCTGGTGCAATACCATTAACTCATTCTCATTCTTTATTGAGAAAAGCTAATAAAAATACTCAATTTGCGACATATGATATCTATAATTACACCGGGGGGGATATTGGACCAGGATCAAAAAATGCAAATGGTAATTATTTAGCTTCTGGTGGTTCTGGTTCTTTTGAAGTGGTAACTTATACACCAAATCCAACATTCTTGGAATTTACTTCATCTTCTGTTATTGGCGGAAGAACAATTATTACCGATGGAACTCCTACTTATGACTATACTGTCACTAATTACACTAGTCCAGGAACTTATACATATTCTCTTCCAGTAAACATTGATCAAATATCATTTTCTTTAATTGGTGGTGGTGGTTCTGGTGGTGTTTATAACAAAGCAGGAAATGATGGTGGATTTTCTAGAGTTGTATTTGGCAATAATGTAATTACATTAACTGCAGGTGGGGGAAAAGCTGGTAAAGCTGCTAGTTTTAATGCAGGAGGACTTGGTGGCAATGGCGGAACAAATGACATAATTGGAAATACTGCCAATATAAATATTGGATTAGATTCTAATGGAGGAGATGGTGGTACTGGTGGCTCTGGACCTTATTGGAGAAATGTTACTCCAATTGCTCCTTCTGCCGAAGGAGCTGCTGGATCTTTAAATGTAAGTTCGGGAAAAAATTTGAATGTTACTCAAGTAGTTGATCTTCCTACGGTTTCTTTTACATATCCAGATTCTAGTTCTTTTTATTCAATCACCGCATCTGATGAAAATTATAAATTAGATGCTGTAAGATTTGAATTATTTGGAGCAAGAGGAGCAAATGCAGGAAATTTAGTTTGTTCGACTGGATATGGTGGTGCAGGAAAATATTTTAGAATAAAACAATCAGGAATAAATTTAGGTGGAGTTTTTGGTATATATCCAGGACAATCTGGACGACCATATAATGGTTCGGCACAGCCTTCACAATTAAACGGTCCAGCTGGTGGAGCCGGTGGAAATGGATATGGTTCTAATGATGGAGGTGGAGGTGCTGCTGGTACAGTTATTACTAGTATAATTGGTGGTGTTACTACATTTATTGTTGCTGGTGCTGGTGGCGGAGGTGGCGGTGGTGGTTATGGTGAGGGTCAATGTGGAACAAATGGTAAATTAAATAATATAATTGACAGCGTTCAAGAAACTACATCTCCTTTATTTTCTGGTTCTGGTGGTAGAGGTGGAAATTACGGTTGCAAAGGCGGCGGCGGTGGCGGCGGTGGTGGAGGTGTTGGTTTATCTAGTCAAACAGCATCAACTGGTGCCGGAGGTCCTGGAGGAGGAGGAGGAGGTCCTGGCGGACATGGTGGTGGAGATGGTGGATATAGAGGAATTTCTTCCTTTAGAGGTGATTTTTTTGAGTTAGAAGCTTCTGGAGATTCTATTTCTACGGAAGGTAAAATTAACATTTTAATTTCTGAAGATAGAAGTTATTATTCCTCTTTTGCTGGTGGTGGAGGTGGTGGAGGAAGAATCTCTGGGGACATAAACAAAACACAAATTGATGCGACAGGCATTTCAAGTTTAACAATAACTGTTGGAAATGGAGGAAATGGTGTTTCTCATAGTATTAGTGGATCTAATACTACCTCATCTTCTGATGGTAGTTTGGGAATAGTTCAAATAAATTCTGGTATAATTACTGGTTATGTAGGAGGATCTGAAACTATATCTATAGGAGATATTATTGAATCAGCAAGTGGTGGTATAGAAATTTATGGTAGTGGTTCTGGTTCTGGCACTGCTGGAGGATTTAAATTACCAACTACACAAGTTCCCGTAATTGAAATTACACCTCAAGGAGATCAAACTGGAGCTGGAGCAACTGCTACAGCTATTGTTAGTGGTAATGTAGTTTCTTCTATTAATCTTACAAGTGGTGGCAATGGATATACTACTCCGCCAAAGGTGAGATTTTTACATGGAGCAGGATCTGGAACTACAGCATCTACGCAAATAAACAGTTCTGGTCAAGTATCAGCAATATCTTTGACTGCTGGATCATCTACACAATATACTCGTTATGTTAAAATAGGAGGTGTTGAACTTGAAAGATATATTATTTTAACCCCATTTGATTGCACAAATGTGAATAGAATAGGAATTAAGGCAGCAAGAGGAAATAATATTAATGGTGGTGAAAGACCAGATTCAACTTCTGACGAATTACTTGTTTATTATAATATTGATGGAAGCAATAATTTTCCTGAGGCTAATTTTATTGGAGTTATTGTTCCAAAACCATCGGATAGCGAAATAAATTCTAATTATGATGGAACGGGATCTGGCAGTGAAGCAACTAAATGGTATACTTATCGAGTAGATATTCCTGCAGCAGCACAAGTAGCGGGAACAAAATTTAAAATAGTACAAAAAAGAACTACCGCATCTCCTGGAAATGATAATGGAGGAAATACAGATCACTATGGTATTTGCGAATTTTTTTACGATTATAAATTAATTTCTGAAGTACAATTTGTTGCTAGTCCAGGAGAATTAGATGTAAATAGTAAAAAAATTTCTTATACAGTTGAAGGTGCTGGTAATGCTGCGTATTCTTCTGGAATATCATCAAATGATGTTAAATTTACAATGTCTTCTAGTGTTCCTATTTTACCAAAGCCTTATTTGGATCCACTTACAAATATACCTTTGGTTGAACCTTATATGCTTACTAAATATTTAATTAAATCTTATTGAATGACGAGTATATATAATTAAAGAAATGACTTTTACGAGTATTTAAATGGGCATTATATCATCATCAAATGTACCTCAATTAATTCTTCAATTAAATGTTGTGCAAAAACAAATTTATTATAAAGGAGTTTATAAAGATATTCCAGAAAATTATTGGAGAGATGAAATTAATCCTAAATTATATCCATTATGGGATACAGATAAGGATAAATTGATTGTATTTACATATTTTAATAATAATACGTATAATGCTCAGAGAAGAAAATTTGTTAAAAATTTTTCTACTAATCAATACGAGTGGAAAGATTATGAAATGGATCAAGTGGATAGTGAAGAAGGTTTAAAATTATTTGAACTTTTTAAAGAAACATTTTATTTAATTGATAGTTTAGAAAAAGAATCATTTCAAAATGAATTGGCAAATGCTTATTATGACTCAAAAAATATTTCTTGGTATGGTATTAGATTAGCAAGAAACTTTTTAATACAAGATTCAGATTGGGTAATGCTTAGTGATTCTCCTGTTGAGGAAGAAGAAAGAGAATTGTGGAAAAAATATCGTCAAGCTTTAAGAGATATACCACAAGAATCTGGAACAGAAGAACCTACTGAGGTTCTTTTTCCCATAACTCCAGAAGATTGGAAAATATATTATAAAGAACATAAACCAGAAGAAGGGTATTTAGATTCAAAAGATCAATATTTAAAACTTTCTGGTTATCATATAATTAATATGAAAGAAAGAATATTTCAGTATTTGATGATGAAGCAATCTGTAATGAGTCCTCTTAATTATAAAAATTATAGAGACAAGATGGCGGAATTGCCTACATATGATAATTTTCCTCCAGAATTAATAAAATTATCCTCAAATGAAGATCAAGACAGTGAACAAATTATTGATTATTTAATAAATATGGTTGAAGATAACTTAGAAACATAAAATATACGTGAGAAGTAATTATGATAGAAATTTTTAATGCAAAAACAGTTTTTGATATATTTTCCGAATATACAATCAAAAATCAATGTTCTTTGTTATATTTTAAAAATATAGCATTAGAAAATTGTAAAGACGAAGAATTAAAAAATAAAGTTTTTTCTTTTTATGAAGAGTTTTTACCGGAAGATATGCTATCAATTTTAAAAAGACAAACTTTTTGTGCAATAGAATTTAAATCAGTTGATACAGCAATTACAAATATTATTTCTTGGTTTCCGAAGAGAAATTTATTAGAATCTGATGAATATTATTGGTATGCTTGTGTAATTGATGATAATGGAGATATTTCATTTGAAAATATTTAAAATAATTAAGGGGAAAAAATTATGAATATTACATTTTATGGTTTACCTGATTGTATTAATTGCAAACATTTAAAAGAATTATTTAAAAGGGCAAATACAGAATACGAAGAAATAGTATTAACAAAAAATTTATCGATAGAAGAATTTAAAAAAAAATATCCTACGATTGAACAATTTCCTTTTGTTATTATTAATGAAATTCCGATTGGTGGATTAATAGAAACGGTAAAATATTTTGTTGAACATAAATTAGTTAGTGGCAAAAAATAATTATGAACATTAAAATTTTAAAAATGGTGACAGGAGAACAACTTATTACTCATGTCACTGATATGAAAGATTCCGATGGAAATAATATTGGATTTTTACTTTCGTATCCTTATGTTTTGATTGTGCAACCAACTTCGCAGCCAAACGAACCACTCAAATTTAATATTAATTACATTGCTTGGATGAGTTCATCTAAATCACAATCATTTTTTGTATCTTATTCAAGTATAATTGCAATTGGTGAACCAGCAGAAGAAATTGAACAAGAATATCTAAATCAATTTGGTGATCTTTTGAATCAAATGAATGATGTAGACAATTCTGAAACTGGCACATGAGTCTTGACACCTATTGATGGTTGCGGTATATTATATTCATTGATCACCTTTGACATGCAACTTCGCCCTCATCAAGAAAAAGCACTTGTTGCTCTTCAAAAGCATCAGTTTGGGCAGATTATTGCCCCAACTGGTTCTGGGAAAACTCTTATTATGATTTTTGATGCCATGCGTCGTATGCGTGAGGCATCTACTCCCCAGACTATTGTT